TGGCCCGACACCACGAAGGTTTTTCGTGGGGTCACTTCGCGGAAAACCCTCGTTTCTAATCCCCCCCTGTCCTGATGGCCGACCGCGTGACCAATGCCCAATTCGCCGCCGCGTTAGACGTGACGGTGCAGGCGATCGCTTACATGAAGCGCAACGGGATGCCGACGGACTCCATCGAGTCGGCGCTTGCGTGGCGAGCGGCCCGGGACGCGGCCCGCCGTGCCCAGGCACCGAAGGCTTCGCCGGCGCAGCTCGACGACGGTACCCTGTCGGACACCATCCAACAGCACCGGGCCTTGGTCGGTAGGGCGCGTGGAGTCTGGCAGGCGAGCATGGAGTCGGGCGACCCGAACCAGAGCAAATACCAGTCGGCCTATAACGCTTCGCTCAAATCGCTCATCGCCCTCGAGGAAGAGCAGGAGCGTCGGCTCATCCTGGCCAAGGACTACATCAGCGCCAAGGAGGCCGCAGAGGCGATGCGTCAGATCACGTCCGAGATGGTGAACCGTCTCGACAAGCTCGCCCTGGACGTGGCCGAAGGGTGCAACCCCGAGAACCCGGCGAAGGCCGTGAAGGTGCTCGAGGCATGGGTGCGTAAAGTCCGCGCCGAACTGACCGCCGATGAACAAGTCTGACTTGCTGCGCATCGGGCGCGAAGTGCTCAAGCCGTCAGACTCGGGCGACGTGGTCGAGTGGCTCGAGGAGAACGTGCTGGCCATCCCTGACTCGCCGATGCCCGGGCCGTTTCGGTCGGAGCGGACGCCGTGGATCGTGGAGGCGCTGCGCTTGGCCGCCGACCCAGAGACGAAACTGATGACGGTCCTCGCCAGCATCCAGTCGGGCAAGTCTCTCTTTGCCCGCTTGTTCACCTGCCACGTCATCGCGAACCAGCCCGGGCCGACGATGTTGCTCCAGGCTACGGACGCGGAGGCCAAGGACTTCGCCCTGCGTTATTTACGCCCCGTCTGGAACCATTGCCCGCCGGTGAAGGCCCGCATGAGCGCCGAGGACATGGACCGCTCGATGACGGCGGACTTCGACCGCATGACGCTTTACTGTCGCGGCATCTGGAACGAGGCGAACCTTCAGCGCCTGTCGCTTCGGTACGTCATCGCTGACGAATGCTGGATGGCTCCGCCCGGTCACTTGGCCGAGGCAAGCGCGCGCGTCACGGCGTTCGGCTGGATGGGCAAGCGCATCTTCATGTCGCAGGGCGGACGGGCCGGGCAGGAGTTCCATCAGCTCCACGAGACGACCGACCAGCGTGACTGGAACATGCGTTGCCCGAAGTGCGACCACCTGCAGCCGTGGGTCTGGGAACAGGTACGCTTCCCCGAGGACGCCAAAGCAAGCGGCTCCTGGGACATACACAAGGTCAGCGTCGGCACGACCTACGAATGCGCGGCGTGCCGGACTCTGCTGCCTGACACAAACGCCAGCCGTATCGAGGCCAACGCCCGCGGGACTTTCGTCGCTACAGCCGTCGCCGCAAACAGCGGACACATCGGCCTTCACTGGAACAGCCTTGCGACGATGAGCTGGGGCGAGCTGGGCGTGATGATGCTCAAAGCCAAGGAAGCCGCCGACCAATACGGCGACGAGGAGCCACGGCGCATCTTCAAGCAGAAGAGGCTGGCCATGCCCTGGAGTGAAGAGGGTGGCGAGATGGTCAGCACCGCCGAGGCCGCCAACTACAAGATGGGCGACCCTTGGGACGCCGAGGCCATGATCTCGCCGAAGGGCCGGGTCGTCGAGCAGGCGGACGCACCGCAGGGTAGCATCCCTTTCCGCACGATGGGCGTCGACGTGCAGCGCGGTCACTTCTGGGTCGTCGTCCGCAGGTGGGCCAAGACCGGGCATAGTCGCCTGATGGCCTTCGCCCGCGTCGAGTCGTGGGGCAACGTCGAGGCCTTCGGCAAGCAGTACGGCGTGCACCCTGCCATGGTCTTCGTGGACTCGGGCGACAACACGACCGAGGTCTACCGCGAATGCGCAAAGCGTAACTGGAAGACGGCCAAGGGCTCAGGCTCAGAGGATTTTGCGGTCACCGATCGTGACGGCAAGACAAGCCGACGCTTCTACTCTGAGAAGCAGGCCATCGTGGTACCAGGTATCCAGCAGAGGGCTATCCTCGTCTCCTGGTCGAACTTGGCAGGCAAGGACTTGCTCCACGGCCTGCGGGCCCGCAAGGTCTGGACGTTCGCCCTAGACGCGTCGCCCGAATACGTCGAGCAGCTAAACGCCGAAGTCCGCGTGAAGGACAAGCGCACGGGCAAGCCCCAGTGGATACTGCCCCAGGGGAAGAAGGACAACCATGCCCTCGACGTCGAGCTGCTGGCCCTACTGGCCGCCGTCCGCTGGGGCATCGCCGGGAGGGAAACCGCCGAAACCGACTTGCCTTCCACATGACCTTTGGCAGACTGAACTCAAGGGACGCGGCGCCAATAGTTGCGGGAAGGAAGAAGCTCGTGGCGTGGGTTGGTCGTCGCGTCCCCCCTTTCCTTCCAATCCGAGCAAGATAAATGGCTTCTGGACTCTTCATCGGACTGACCGAGTGCGAACTCCTCGACATCAAGGCGAAGGCTTTGGCGATGATCATGGAGGGCAAGACGCTGATGTCCTACTCGGACTCCGGCTCGTCCGCGTCCAAGCAGTTCGCGATGCCCCCGAAGGAGATGCTCGGCGAGGCGATGTACGCCCTGAGCAAGCTCGACCCGCAGACCTACGGCAAGTCCATCTCGGTCATCTCGACCGACTGGTCTACGCGCCGCGACTAATCTATGGCACCCCGCAAGAAGACCGTCCCGACCGTCAGCCTTCGCCCCGCCAAGGTGGGCAAGCCTGCGTCGACCCCTGCCCCGCAGGCGTCCTACGGCGGATGGCAGAGCATCGGCATCACGCACGCTCGCCGCGCCATCTACGGCAAGGAAGCCGGAGACCTGCGTCGCGACCTGACCCCTTACGACCGTCTGTCGATGGTCAAGAAGTGCCGATGGGCGGAGCGTAACAGCGGCCTGTTCAAGCAGATCCTCGCCGACATGGTGCTCTACACCGTGGGCGACGGCATCAAGCCGCAGAGCCACGCGTCGACCCCGGAGATGCAGGAGGTCTACGAGGCCTACTTCGCCGAGAAGGCCAAGCGCATCGACATCACGAACCGCTTCTCGTTCTATCAGGCCCAGGCTATCCTGCTGCGCGGCATGATCCGTGACGGCGACTCCTTCGCGGCCAAGGTGCGCAACGCCACCGGCGAGGCGAAACTCCAGCTGATGGAAGCCCACCGCGTCGGCAACCCTCTCGAGGAGAGCGTGGTCATCCCTGGCATCCACGACGGCATCATCTTCGGAGCCTACGGCGAGTACGTCGCCTGCAACGTCTATAAGTCGGACGGAGGCAACCGCCAGATTTTGGCCCAGTCGATGATGCACATCGTCGACCACGAGTACGCCAGCGGCGCCCGCGGTATTCCGCTCCTCCAGCACTCCATCAACTCCATTCAGGACGAGATGGAAATCCTCGCCCTCGAGAAGCAGGGCGTGAAGGACAACGCCGACGTCACCCGCGTCATCACGAAGCAGGGCGGCACGCTCGACCAGGACACTGCCTCGGAACTGGGTGCCCTCCAGACCCCTTCCTACACCTCCATCGCCAACACGATGGGCGGCAAACTGCTGGTGCTCGACCAAGGCGAGGCCCTGACCTCGCACATGAGCAACCGCCCGAACCCGACCTTCACCGGCTTCCTTGCGGCGCTTGAGCGCGACATCTCGCAGGGCGTTTTGCCTTACGAGTTCGTCGGCGACTCCTCGAAGCTCGGCGGCGCCACCGTCCGCCTCATCACGGCCAAGGCTTCTCGAGTCTTCGGTAAGTATCAAACTGTATTGATTGAGAGTTTCTGCGTCCCGACCTGGGGTTACATCATCGGGCAGGGCATTGCAAACGGAGAACTTCCTGATGACCCTAAATGGAATGAAGTTTCTTGGACTACGCCGAAGAGCGTGACCGTCGATGCTGGCCGCGATGCCGCCAACGATCGTAACGACGTCGAGATGGGACTGCTTTCCATGTCCGAACTTTACGCCCAGCGCGGCCTCGACTTCCGGTCTGAAATGGAGAAGCGAGCAAATGACATGGCTTTCATTATTGAGAAAGCCAAGCAAGCCAAAATCCCAGTCTGGATGCTGTACAAGCCGGACTTCAACTGGCTTCAGCAGGGACAACTGAATAGCCAAACGCCTGAGGATGTTGCTGCCAACCTTGGCATTGAAGAGCCTGAGGACGAATCTTCCGACATGGAAGAGCCGGCATCTAAAGACGAACCCAACTCCTAATTTCCCCATGCGTTTCCTCACCAACGGACTGTCGGGCCGCGAGCCCCTTCTCATCGACCCGGCCAAGGCGAAAGACCATGCGGTCTTAGCCGAGAAGTTCGGCTTCACCGATATGCTCGCCCAGTTGTTCGGCGTGGCCCCGAAGCCCTACGTCACCGCGGACGGCATCGGCGTCATCCCGGTCGTCGGCGTGATCGGCAAAGGACTCTCGCCCTTGGAGAAGATGATGGGCGCCGTGGACGTGAACGACTTGGCCGATACGGTCGACGCCTTCGCCGCGAACCCCGAGGTCGAGAAGATTGCCCTGCAAGTCTCGTCCCCTGGCGGTACCGTCACGGGCGTCGAGGAACTGGCCAACAAGGTCCGTTCCATCGGCAAGCCGACCCTCGCCTATACGGACTCCGAGATGGCCTCCGCCGCCTACTGGATTGCCTCCGCCGCCGACCGCGTCGTCGCCAGCCCTTCCGCCACCGTTGGCTCCATCGGCGTCTACATCGCCATCCCTGACTACTCCGCCGCCGCCGAGATGGCTGGCATCAAGATGGTCGTCATCAAATCGGGCAAGTTCAAGGGTGCCGGCATCGAGGGCACGTCCCTCAACGCCGACCAGATCGAGAACCTTCAGGCCAGCGTCGACACCATCCACGCCGAGTTCAAGGATTCGGTGAACATGAAGCGCAAGCTCGTGAAGGCCGAGGCCATGGAAGGTCAGACCTTCTCCGGCAAGCAGGCCGCCGCCCAGGGACTGGTGACCGGGCTGGCCGACTCCTTCAACGCCGCCCTCGCGACGTTCTGAAAGTTTCCAACTCCCGCAAACTCAAGATGACCATCGAAGAACAGCTCCTCGCCGCGAACGCCGCCCTGTCTGGCCTCACCGCCGAACGCGACGACCTCCGTGCGACCGTCGAGAAACTCACCGTCGGCGCCGCTTCCGAACTGGAAGCCCTGAAGGTCGAAGCCGCCGCCAAGGACTCCAAGATCGCGGAACTCTCCGCCATCGTCGAGGCCGCCGCCAAGGAAGCCGAAGCCCTCAAGGCCTCCGCTCTCGAAGCCGAGGCCGCCAAGATTTCCGCCTCGAAGGAAGCCGCCAAGATCGTGGCCTCCGTCGGCGTCGTCCCGGTCTCCCTTCCCCAGGGCGAGTCCGCCCCCACGGAAGCCGTGAACCACTACGCTGCCTTCCTCGCTCTCCCGGTCGGCTCCAAGGAACGTAACGCGTACTTCGAAGCCCATCGCTCGGCCATCATCAAGGCCGCCCTCTAATCCCTTTCATCCCTACCCAATCCTAACACATGGCTAACTCCATCTCTGCCGCTCCCGCTGTCCTCAGCGCTGGCGTCCTCTCCACCCTGAAGAACAAGCTGCCCGTCCTCTCGGGTATCTCCACGGTCTTCTCCGCCCGCCCCGGCTCGACCGGCATGGCCATCCAGGTGCCCCTCATCGGCGTCTCGACCGCTACTGCCTTCTCCACCGGCGGTTACCTCACGCAGGACGACGCGACGATCACCTCGTCCACCGTCTCCCTGACCCAGTACAAGATCACCAGCCGCTTCACCCCTTCCAACCTGAAGGACTACGGCGCTGACTTCTTCGTCAATAATTTTGTACAGACGGCGTCGATTGGTCTCGCCCAGAAGGTCATGGACGTCATCAACGCCCAGGTCACGAACGCCAACTACTCGGTCTCCTCGACCTCCGGCGCCGACCTCTCCTACGCCGAGCTCGTGGCCGCCCAGAAGACCCTCGACGACGCCAAGGCCCCGAGCCCGCGCTACGCCGTGCTGAACAGCACCTACATCTCGGACCTCCGCAAGGACACCACGATCGTCGGTAACAACGTCCTCGGCGCCCGTATCGTCGCTGACGGCGACCTCGGCGTCATCGCCGGTGCCCGCATCTACCAGTTCGCGAACCTCTCGGCCAACGCCGAAAACCTCGCCGGCTGGGTCGCTGGTCCTGACGCGATCGCCTTCGCCTCCGCCCTGCCGGACTCGATGGACATCCCGGGCTTCGAAGTCTCGAACGCTGTCGACCAGGACACCGGCCTCGGCGTCCAGGTGCTCGTCGGCATGGAGCAGAGCGGTTACCTCAACGTCACCGCGACCCTCATGTTCGGTGCCGCTGTCGGTCGCGCCACCTCCCTCGTCCGCCTCAAGACCGCCTAATAGCGGCCTGAGAGAGTTAAACTGGGGCTCCGCAAGGGGCCCCTTTTTTGTGCCCGCTTCCCAAAGCCCGCAAGGTTATGAGTCTGTATGGAGATGAACTGTTGAACGACGCCAAGGAAATGGTGGGCGACTTCGGCGTGGCTGGTTCCTGCAATTCCGGGGCCATCACCTTCTCCTGCCTTATCTCCGACCCCGCCGTGCAGACCGTCCTCGAAGCAGGGGGCTATTGCGAGCGGACCCAGTACTCGGTCAGGCTCCCCGCCGTAACGGCCTCCTGGAGCCAGCCAGACGGGTCTATTGGGGCATCGGCGGCCCTACTCTCGGGCGGTGCCCCCATCGCCTCCCTCGCCCAGGGGAAGAAGATCGTGGCCGGCGGGAAGACCGTCCGCATCACGACCCAGACCTACAAGCCCGGGTCGGCATGGATCACGCTCGTCGTCATCGACGACAACCAGTAACCCGCCGTGGTCACGGTACGCGTCGAACCCCGCAGCCAGAACCGTTTCCTGACGGCGCTGGCTCGTTTCGCCGCTAGGACCAAGCAGACGATGCGCGACGCTATGCTCGAACAGGCCGCCTTGGCTTGTCAGGATGCGGCGACCTTCACCCCTCCGCTGCCAAAGGGCGGGGGCCGTGGCCTCTCCAAGGCCGCCCAGACGGCTGGCGACAACGCAGTGGCCGGGGATATCCGCAAACTCTACGTCGCCGCGAACGACCGCAACAGCAACTCGGCCTCGGCCCTACTGACCAATCAGCTCGCCTACGCGACCAAGGCCAACGACTACAGCCTGTTCAACAAGGTCATCGGCAACGGCAAACTTCAGGCGCTGAAAGGCCTGTCGCCCATCCTCCGCAAGATCGCGAACGACCAGGACTACGCCCGGGCGTTCGCCAAGGCCCGCAACTACTTCAACACGACGAACCCTGTCCGCACTGAATACGGCCAAGGCTTCGTGCAGGAACTCCGCCCGCCCCACAACCGCATCAAGGCGAAGTTCGGCGGACGTATCGGCAAGAATGTCCGCCCGACCAAGGTGAAGATGCTGGTCGAGAGCAAGGGCGACCTCGACGCGTACATCAAGGAACGGCAGGCCATGGTCGGCTACATCAAGTCCGGCTGGGCCTCGGCGCTCAAGTCGCTGCCGAAGCCGATGATTAACGGCGTCCCCAAGGACTTCGGCGTCGACCTCCTCGCCGTAGCCTGGATTAACCGGCACACGGCCAGCGGCCTCGGGATGTCCCGCGTTACCACTGATCAACGCAGCACTGAAGTTATCGTCCGAAACCTTTTCGGTAACGTCAACAACATCGCAGTAGATGCAAGTGTCGTTCCTCTAGTCGTTGCTAATCGTATGAAGCAAATGAAGGCCCGAGTTAAAAGGCTATTCAAGGACGACGTAGACGATTTTAAAAAATAACTTTATGGGCACCAAATCCATCCGCCACATCGTCGAGTCCACGGTCGCGACCTACCTCGCCGCCCAGACCGACCTCACCACCATCGCCTTCCTGACGGGCGACAGCGCCGCGACGCAGACCCTCCCGAAGGCCATCGTCCTCTGCGAGTCTGCCAAGGCTCCGGGCGACCTCCCCGAGGGCTTGGGCAACTACTCCTGCTCGGTCCGCGTTACCTTGTTCTCGAACGCCGACGATACCACCCTCGCCGACCACCGCCTGCGCTGCGCGGCCCTGGCTGGCAATATGCGTGACCTGACCTCCATCAAGGCGGCCTTCACGACCGGGGCGGACGCGTCCTGCTATGACGTCACGATCGGGTCGGAAGACGAAGGGGTGGACGAACGCTCCTGGGCGACCTCTTTCAGCTACGACATCCTCGTGGTCCTGCCCCCCGCGTAAGGTTACCAAAGCCCGCAATTACAAATGGCCGCCATCAACAACGGAACGACCTGCCTCTACGGTGTTGCGGGTACTGTCACCAACCTTTACGTGCAGAGCTACTCGCTCTCGTCCTCGTTCAACGCCGAGGCCACGGTGGTCGACGAGTCCGGCCTGACCAAGACGCACCGCCTGGACGACCGCAAGTCCGAGATCACCATCGAAGGCATCTGCAAGACCTCGACGATGCCGACCCTCGGCGCCGCCCTTAGCTTCACGCTCAACGCCGCCACGGCCTACCCGTCCGGCACGGCCTCGGTTTCGTTCGCTGGCACCATCACCAAGATTGACGAGAAGGGCTCCAACAAGGGCTTCACCGCGGTCACCGTGACGGCCATCGACTACGAAGGCATCACGCCTGCCTAATTGACTTAGCCCCGCGAGGGGTAGCATAGGCGCATGGACAAACGCTTCCTTGCGGCCTTCATCGACCCGGCGCCTTTTCGGTTGCTGGGTCGAACGCTTTTCCCCTGGTGCCTGAAGTACCGCGTCCGCCTGATGGCCTTTGAGTCCCCGCTGGTGACCGGGTCTCGCGGCATCACCCCTGCCGACCTGCTGTTCGCCTGTCAGGTATGCGCCGAGGAGGAACTAGGAGGCACCATCAGCTGGAAGGACAAGCTCCGCCTCGGTCGCCTGAACGATAACCCGGCCAAGTTCGAGATGCTGCTTAACGCCTTCGCCGGCTACATCCTGGTCGACGATTGGCCGAAGTTCTGGGAGCAGAACAACAAGAAGAGCGGGGGCGGGGACAAGGGTGTGCCTTGGCCGCTGGCGATCGTGGCTAACCTCATCGCGTCTGGTATCCCCGAGAAGCGGGCGTGGGAGATGCCGGAGTGTCAGGCCATCTGGTACAACTCCGCCCTGGCTATCCGCAAGGGGGCGGACGTCGCGATCATGTCACCGGAGGAGGAAGCCTTCATGGCGGAGGAGGAGGCGAAGGAGAAGGCCGCTTCCAATCCTGCAAAGGAAAAGACCTGACGACCATGGCAGACCAAGAACTAGGCTTAAAGATTAAGACCGACTCGGACGTGCCCGAGGCCATGGGCAAGGCTCAGAAGGCTACCGTCTCATTTGAGAAGCAGGTGCAGGACATCCAGAAGAAGTTCAGCACGGCGTTCAAGGACATCTTCCTCGGGTTCACGGCGCCGATGGTCATCATCCAGAATGTGCTCGGCTCTATCTCCTCAGCTCTCGATAAGGCGAAGCAGGACGCCAAGGAAGGCCTTGACCTCCTTGCCAAGGGCGAGACCATCTACGCTAGCGACGAGGAGAAGAAGGCCGCTAATTTCTTTGCCGCCAAGAAGCGGCGAGAAGACGAGATGGAGTCCGTCAGGAAGGGTCGTGCCGAACTTACGCGGCAGTTCATGGACACGAAGGAAGGCAGCGCGCTCGCCGGGCAGATGGCCGCCAGCAAAGGCATCTATGAGCCTGAAGGTCAGGCCCTGTATTTCAAGACGCTCGCCCATGACGTTGAGTTTCAGAAGAAGGCACTGGAGGCCTTTCTCAAATCCCCGGAAGGAAAGATGTATCAGCCTATCTTCGACGGCCAGAAAGACAAGAGTTTCAAAAGCCCAGAAGGCTTCTCCAACGTCGTCGGCGTCGGTGCCAACCCGGTCATCGAGGCGATGAACGAGCAGCTCGAAATCCAGAAGCAGCAGCTCGCTACTCTTCAGGAGATCGCAAACAAAGGAACCTCTCCCACCGACTTCACTAAAGAATCTAAATAACCATGGCACGCGTATCTCAAGGCAACTCTCTCAGCACGGTGATGCTCCAGCCTGGGGCGAAGTTCGCCGATGACGGCTACGGCCTCATCACCGGCACCTGTGTATTCAAGGCCGACCAGACGGCCTCCATCGGTGGAACCATCACCCGGGGCTCGGCTTGTCCGATTGCTGCTTACAACTATTGCACGACTCATAAGTATTCGGTGAGCCTGGACAACCTCGGCGTAGCGACCTACACCGTGGACTACGTCGGCATCTATCCGTCTTTCGGCACGATGACCGACCCGCAGATCACCGGCTCGCAGGGCCTGACCTCCGAGAACATCACGGCCCACCCTAACTTCTTCGAGCTTGCCACTGGCTTCTCCGGTTCTCCGATCGCTGGCGTAGGAACTGGGACTCTGGCCACTCCTGCCTATACCGCCAAGACGGACGTGGCTCCTACCGAGTACGAGGGCAACAACGGTTCACGTTTTGCGGCTGTCACTGGCAACAGGTTCCTTGGGTTCAAGGTCGCTCAGAACAAAGGTTTCTACGGCAAGACGAACTACCTCGCCCCGACCTCGTCTATTACCGGGCATTTCTACACCACGAGCTCAACGGCCATCACCAATCTCCGTGACGCCGTAGGCAAGACCTCCGGGACGGGAACTTTCGCCACCAGTTACGATCTGCTCCCCGCTTACCTCGGCACGTCTTTCACGGTCGGAGGTAAGAACCAGCTGCTCTTGGCTCAGGTCTCCTTTGAGGACTTCGGCAACCTGTATAAGATGCAGTACGAAATCCGTTACAACCGTGACGGCTACGAGCCTTCCGTCTACGCCGCGTCCTGATGAAAATCCAGCCCGGACTTGGCTACACCTTCGACTCGTCCTCCAAGGGTTTCACCTTGGATACGTCCGAGCAGTTCCCTGATAACCCGAACATTGCCACGCATCCGTTCCAGGTCATCGGCCTTGGAGCGTCTGGAAGCAACTATCGTTATATGGTCGTCTCGGGCGCGCTGAACAACCTTGTTCCGTTGCTCTATGACGTGGTATCAAGCGCCGATGTGCTCCTTGACCGTACGACCTCGGGTGTCGCAAATCCTCCAATCGGTCAACTGAGCATCAACACGACCACCAAGGAGTCTTGGATCTACCTGCGGGCTGGCATCTCGGCATCGACCGGAGCCTTCCCAGACCCTGACTTCACGACTGCGAATTATCCTAAGGTCATTTCATCGAACGTCGAGCTGACCGATACCGATACCTACGGCTATGTACTGCTAGCCAAGTTCGACATGGATTCGGCGACCGCACCGACGAGCGCGGCCCTGTATCAGTACGTCACCGGCTCACTCTGGGGTGACCGCCTGAAGACCGGCATGGATACGGCCCGCTACTACTACGCCCGCATCTGATGGGAGCCATCGTCGGAGATTATGCTGGCGGAGGCCCTTCGACCTGGGGAGCCTTGCGCAGCATCATCATCAACGGAACCCTATCTGGCTCTCCCATCGCCAACGGCGGAGACCATAACGTCGAGTACGATCACGGCTTCAAGACCGCCGCTGGGAATGGTTTCATCCGTACGGACTACTCAGCTTTATACTTCAATGCTTCCGTAAAGGCATCGGGTCCTAACTTCATCGCTTCTGGGGTGACGTCATCTCCTGCCCTAAGCAGGTTTGGGTCTTATTATTCCATTAATGGAGCAGGTTCTTCCAGCGGTATGCTGGTCAACGAGGACCGCTCCCAGCTCACAGGCGAGACCGTGACCGTAACGTCTGGAACTTTTACCATTGGTTCTTCCGCGTTTGTTGGTCCGTCCTATCAGATCTACTCGACCTATAACGCTTCCGAGGTCATCACGGCCATCGGAAAACTGACGGCTTTCTGACGGCCTGACCCCTCCCCTTCCAATCGGGGCAAGTTTAAGACCCGATGAGCTGTAACACCGTCACATTCAAGCGCGGCACGTCCTTCTCGGCGTCCGTGGTCTGGAACCCCGAAGTGGGGGGCCTCGCCAACCTGATCGGCGTGACGGTCACCTCGACCATCATCGACTCCGCCCAGAACGAGTACGACCTCGTCTGCACGGTGGCCGGGAACGGCCTTTCGCTGACCGCCGTCTACTCGGGCGACACGGGCGCGTGGGCCGTGGGTTCCGCCAAGTGGGACATCAAGTTCTCGAACAACGGCAGCATCTTCTTTTCCGACACGATGCGCCTCGACGTCATCGGTCAGGTCACCGTCTAATCCATGTCCCTCACGATCACCATCCCTGGAGCGGTAAATGCTACCACGGGCGCGACCGCCCCTGCCACGCTCACCGTCAGTGTCGGTACCCCTGGAGCGACCGGCCCCGCCGGCGCTGGCGTTCCCGCAGGTGGCACGGCTGGCCAGTTCCTGACCAAGATTGACGGCACGAACTACAACACGGACTGGACGACCCTCCCTGCCTACGCTCCGCTCGCCTCCCCGGCCTTTACCGGGAACCCGACCGCCCCGACCGCGACTACCGGCGACAGCGACACGTCCCTCGCGACGACCGCCTTCGTGCAGCAGGAACTCGCCTCGGGCACGGCCATCGCCAAAAACCTCGAGGTCTACGTCCGCAACCAGACCGGCTCGACCCTCGCCGCCGGCACGATCGTCTACATCAACGGCGCCACGGGTAACCGCCCGACCGTCACGCCCGCCCAGGCCAACAGCGACGCGAACTCCGCCCAGACCTTCGGCTTCGTCAAGACGAGCATCGCGAACAACGGCTTCGGCTATGTCATCGTCCGCGGCGAACTCGAGAACATCGACACCTCCTCGCTGACCGAAGGCCAGCAGCTCTACCTGTCGCCCTCGACCGCGGGAACCTGGACGACCACCAAGCCCTCCGCTCCTCAGCATCTCGTCTACGTCGGCATCGTCGTGCGCTCGCACCCGACGCAGGGCACCATCCTCGTCGCCATCCAGAACGGCTACGAGCTCGACGAGATCCATGACGTCGCTATCGCCAGCAAGGCCGACAGCGACCTGCTGGCCTACGACTCCGCGACTACCCTCTGGAAGAACAAGTCCTTCTCGACGCTCGGCCTTGCTACGCAGTCTTGGGTCGGCTCGCAGGGCTACCTGACCTCGTCCTCGCTGACTGGTTACGCCCAGCTGAGCGGGGCGACATTCACGGGCGAAGTGGCGACCCCTGCCTCGACGACCTCTACGGCTGGTTTCAGCATCGCCCCTGGCACGGCTCCCTCGGCTCCGGCCAACGGTGAAATCTGGAACACGGGTTCCGACCTGCAAGTCCGCATTGGCGGCGTCACCGAGACGCTGGCCGAACAGTCCTGGGTGACCACGCAGCTCGGCTCGTACCTGACGACCTCGGCGGCGTCGACGACTTACGCAGCCAAGGCTGGCGCGACCTTCACGGGGCTTGTCACGACCGTCGCGGCCACCACGACGACCGCAGGCCTCAACGTCCCTCACGGCGCCGCCCCCAGTGCCCCAGTTAATGGAGACGTCTGGACGACCACCTCCGGCCTCTTCGCCCGCATCAACGGCGGTACCCAGCAGTACGCTCCGCTCGGCTCGACCAACACCTTCTCGGGAACCAATACCTTCTCGGGTGCGACCGTCTCCTTCGGCACATCGACGGCGGCCTCGACCATCAGCATCGGCACGGGCGCTACCCTGACCGCCACTACCAAGGCCATCAGCATCGGCACGAACGGCGTCTCCGGCTCGACGACGAACATCACGATCGGCAACTCGATCAGCGGCGCGACCTCGACCACGACCGTCGCCGGAACCCTGAACGCCACGGGCACCTCGCTCGACCTGGGCAATTCCACCGCCGCGGCGACCTATAACTTCGGCGCTGGCGCCACCCTTACGGCGACCACCAAGGCCGTCAACATCGGCACCAACGGCGTCGCTGGCTCGACCACTAACATCGCCATCGGTTCGACGACCGGCACCTCGACGACCACGCTCCAGGGTGCGACCAACGGCGTCACCGCCGCCGCCGATACGAACACCACGGCGCTTGCGACTACGGCCTTCGTCGTCGGACAGGCGTCCTCTACGACCCCTTCCGCGACAGGCACGGCCGCAGTCGGAACTTCCCTCAAGTACGCCCGCGCAGACCACGTCCACGCGAACCCGCTCCCGACTGGTGGAACGGCCGGGCAGGTGCTCTCTAAAATCGATGCCACGAACTATAATGTTCAGTGGACTACGGTTTCTGGTGGCGGTGGTGGAACCGACCTTCAAAGCTACACGACCGCAGGTTCGTTCACGTGGACGAAGCCCGCTAACGCAAAGTGGGTTTATATCAAGATGTGGGGTGGTGGTGGCGGTGGTGGATCTGGAGCCAGGCAGGCAACTACAGTAGCACGTTCTGGAGGCACCGGAGGTGCTGCGGGTGGTTATCTGGAATTCATGCTCGCGGCATCATTGCTTGGAGCAACTGAAACGGTTGTAGTTGGAGCTGGTGGTACTGGTGGCGTTTCTGCTTCGGTCGACTCTACGTCTGGAAGCAATGGAACAGCCGGTGGTAATTCCACTTTTTCATTTTATCAAGCAAGGGGTGGAAATCTGGGAGGCGGAGGAACTACTGCAGCAGGAACTAATTCCAGCGCCGCTAGTAATTCTATTTTTGGCGTTCAGACTCCAACTTCTGTTGGAGTTGGTGGCGCTGGAAATGTTGGTGTAGGAACTGCAGCACCTACGCTGCAATTCAATATTTTCTATTCTGCACTAGGAGGAAGCGGTGGTTCAGGTGCAGCCGCTTCTTCTGTTGCTGCTGCCGCAGGTGTTGCCGGAGGAGGTAAAGCCACAACCACATCGCCTGGAGCTAGCTTGATTACGGCAATTTCAGGCGGAGCCGCTGGAACTACCGCCGGGGTTTCTCCTACTGCTGGAGTTGATGGTAATTCTGCTACGGGCGGAGGTACAGGAGGAGGATCTGGCGCTTACCGTACTGGTGTCGCTGGGATGGCCGGAGCTGCAGGCGGATCTCATGGAGCCGGTGGTGGCGGAGGTTCTGCTTCAGATAACGGATTCGCTTCTGGTGCAGGTGGAGCCGGAGGAGCCGGCGCTGTCTACATCATCACTTACAGCTAAACATGATCACAGACTCACAGAACTTCATTTGGACACCGAACGAAGACCGCTCGCTTTGGACTTGTTCGGATGGTCGAAAACTCATCGTTAATCCGACCATGACTAACGAGCAGGTCATTTCTAGCATCGACTCGATTTACGCGAGCCCAGTTTTACCTGAACCTCAAACTGATTCCGACCGAATCGCTGAACTCGAAGCACAGGTCAAAGCCCTCCTCGCCCGCCTCTCATGATCGCCTACCTCCTCTGCATCGCCGTCGGCTTCGCGGGCGGCTTCGTCGCCGGACTGAAGAACGCCTCGTCCGCCAAGGTCGAGAAGGCCAAGTCCATCCTCGACGTCCTTAAGGGTCGCTGACGCCGTGCGCCTCGCCCTAGCCATCTGCGTCACGCTCCTGGCTGGGTGCTCATCCCGCCCCGCTCCCCTGCCCCCGCAGCCGAACGCCCCGACCTCCGAGGGCATCGTCGCCACCGTCGGCAAGCAGTGGGATAAGGCAGACCAGAAGGTCGCCGCCTCGGTCGCCATCGCCCGCGAGAACGCCGAGAAGCCCGAGGTCGTCCGCTCCGAGACCACCGTCGCCCTGTCCTTCCTCCCCGCCCCCAGCCCGGAGGAACTCGCCCTCGCCCGTCAGCGCGCCGGCAAGGCCGACCAGAAGGACTACGCCGAGGCCGTCGCCTACGGCAAGAAACTGCTCGCCCAAATCGACGCCAACTGGGCGAAGGTCGAGGCCGACAACCGCGAAGCCATCCGCGTCTCTCAGCTGAAGGACGCCCGGATCACCGAACTCACCGCCGAGGTCGAGCGCGTGAAGCGGGAAGCCTCCGCCAATCTCTGGACGATGGCAGGGGTCGGCATCGCCGTCGTTGGCGCCATCGCCACGGCCTTCGTCGGCCCCAAGGTCGGCATCCCGTTGCTTCTCTCCGGGGCGGCCATCGGCGCCTTCCCCTTCGTCGTCGACTCTGAGTACTTCTCCTACATCGCCGCGGCCTCTCTGGCCTTGGCTTGCGGCCTCGGCCTCTGGTACCTTTGGGACAAAGTGAAGGACGCCAACAACGAGAACGACCCGCCCCATGGCCAAGCGTAAGCCAGGAGTGAAGGTCATCTGGCGCAAACTCGGCAAAGAGCGCGCATGGGGTCAGGCCACGATCGGCGAGAACCTCATCGAGATTGACCCGCGTCTCGGCGCCAAGCGTCAGCTCGAGGTGCTCTGCCATGAGCAGGTCCACCTGACCTTCCCCTCCCTCCCCGAAGCCGACGTCGACCGCGCCGGCAAAGACCTCGCCCGCCTCCTCTGGCAGCAGAACTACCGCAAGGTCGTCCTCGACCCTAACGCCAAGCCTCCCCGCATCTCGTGACCGTCGATATTTTTACCACGGTCTGCGTCCCAGGCATCGCGTCCCTGGCGTACTTCTCCGCAGGGGTCGCGAACCTCTGCACCCGTAACTGGCCGATGGCCGTCATGTGGTTCTGCTACTCCATCGCCAACATCGCCCTGCTTTCGACCGTCCTCCGCAAATGAGCCCTGTCCAACCTCCCCAGCCCGACGACCTCCCTGTCTCCCTGCGAGACGTCAGCGTCGGCATCCTGATCGGCTCGACCGCTTGGCTCGTCCGTTACGCCTGCTCCCTCGAGAAGCATAGCCTCGGCTACATCTTCCGCCGCACCGCTACGGCTGGCCTGACTTCGCTCCTGGTCGGCATGGCCACCAAGGGCTACTTCTCCTCCGAGGGGATGGCCTTCGCCGCGGCAGGCTGTGCCGGGTATGCCTCCCCCGAACTGGTCGACCTCCTGCTGGCCCGCATCAAGGCCATGAAGGGGAAGACACCCGCCAAGGAGTAAACCCGCCTCTGAGGGCAAGCCAGAGGGGTCTAATGGGGTAGCCATAGGGCGACCGTAGGCAGGGCTTAGGGGTCTCAATCTTTCTTACGGAAAGGTGCTTGACGAATGTGGAACAGTCCGCCAAGGTCATTGACGCACCACCAAACCAAATGACCAAACTCCTCGCCATCCTGTTCTGGGCCACGCTCGCCGCCTACGCCCTCGCCACCTTCCTCGACCCCGAGTTCCCGGGCATCCTGGACATCATCAACTTCTTCTGATCCACACCATGAGCACCCCCACCAAACCCAAGGCCACCCTCGTCTCCGACAAGGCGATGGTTGAACTCCTCAAGCGCAAGGTCGCCAACTTCCGCGAGTCCGCGTCCCTCAAGGACAAGGACGGCTACGTCCGCGGCATCGGCTCCTACGCCCTCTACGGCGTCGACCATACCCGCGGTCAACTCGTCGTCCTCGCCAGCGAACCCACCGCCGGCGACTTTAACAAGTACGTCACCGCCAAGGCCAAGGCCGATGTCTGCGCCTTGTTCGACCAGGTCGTCGAGTACCGCGACGCCGGCTCCCACTCCAACCCGAAGGTCACCATCCTCTGCTGGCACCTCGCCTAACCTTCCCACCATGCCCAACGCACACCACCCATACACCGACACCGTGACCTTCGCCGGTCGCCCCATCCCCCTCAAGCGCCCGATGGCCGTCTTCGCGGCCAAGCGCCTCGAGGCCATCCTCCCGCAGATCGCGGCCCTCAACGCCGCCCACAAGTCTCAGGCCGACGCCGCCGCCGCCCTCGACACGACCGTCTGCACCCTCCGCACCTGGCTCGAGCTCACCGGCACGACTTGGATCAACCTCAAGCGCCGCGGGAAGTACAACCGCCAGAAGTAATGCCTGACCCATCCCACCTCCCCTACCGACCCATGACCATTATCCGACCCCACACCATGCCCCGCTTCTGGTGGCTCGTCCCTTGGGCTTACGCCCGGACGCTGCACCGCGCCGCCAACGCCCTCCGCGCCCTGTCCGACAAGCAGGACGATACGATTGCGCTTCAGGCCAGCATCATCAACGAGCAGAAGGACGACATTCAGTACCTTCAGCGTCGCATCCTCGACCTCGAGGACACCCTCGGAGGGCTCCAGAAATGAGCCAGTTCAAACACCTCGACGGCATGGTCGCCCTGTTGTCCGAGATCTACGAGATCAACGAGCGGGTCATGACCGGCGACATCTGCTCCGCGAAGGCCGCCATCGCCTCGGGCCGGATGAAGAAGCTGCTGAACCACTACCACGAAGCCCTGCACGAGGACGGCGCCACTAAGGTCTCGCTCCAGGCATACGTCGCCGCCGGCGGCTGGGTCGGCATCACCTACTCTTACGACATCGACGGCTTCGAGGTCGCCGGATCGCAAGTTCCGAGACGCGTATGAGCTACTACGAGAACCGAATCAAAGCCCTTGAACAAAAGGTAGCCGAGATGGCAAAGCGAGAACGCATGAAGGCCATCCCTGTTGAAGCCCAACTGCTTGACAGCATCGCTCGCCTCAAGGCCGAGGTCGAGCGGCTCCGCAAGGCCGGGGATGCGATGCTTCCATTCTTTATTTATCCTCCTTATGAAAAAGGAAGTCATAAAGCCGTTTTAAATTGGAACGCCGCCAAGGAGGGCAAGCCGAGCGTATGAAGCGCCCCTTCTCCATCGTCGCCCTGCTGCTCCTTGGCTTCAACGCCGCCGCCGCCTCTGACGCCAACCTGCTCGAAGCCATCGCTTACGTCGAAAGCGGATGCAACCGCAAGGCCATCGGCAAGGCCGGTGAGCGCGGGATGTATCAGGTCGGCGAGGCCGCGTGGAAGGACGCCGAGGAACGCCTCAAGGCCGAAGGCCACTACCGCTTCCCCTGGTCCAAGTGGCGGGACGCGACCGCCCAGGACATGATCGCGGCGACCCACCTCCGCCGCATCCGGGACAACTTCAAGCGCATCGGCATCCCCGCCCCGCTTCCCGAGCAGATCGCGCTGGTCTGGAACCTTGGCTGGACGGCGGCCCGCAACCGCGAGTTCCGCCCGAACGACTACGCCCTCCGCGTCGGCGCTCTTTTCCGCTCGACCCAGCTCAAACGCTGACAAGGGTCTTACCTATGGCTCATCTCATCGTGGCAATCGACCCTGGCGTGAACGGAGGCATCTGCTGGTCGGTCGACGGTGAGGAAGTCACCTGCGAGAAGATGCCCGGCACCGACGTCGAGGTCTGTCAGCTGCTCGCCTCCCTCTCCTTCAAGGCCAAGGACGTCGAACTCTTCCTCGAGGAGCCTCCCCTGTTTGCCGGCAAGAACATCCCCGGCTCGGCCATCGGCAAACTGATGTGGAACACCGGCGTCCTCTACGGCGCCGCCGTCGCCATGGGCTGGCGTATCCACCGCATCCGCCCCGCCATCTGGCAGAAGGCCCACACTGTCGGCAAGAAAGGCGAACGCTCTACGACTGAGTTTAAGAATGCTTTGAAGGCTAGGGCTGCCGAACTGTTCCCCAACGTCGACGTCACCCTCTGGAACGCCGACGCCCTCCTGATCTACGACGCCGCCACCCGCCGCGCCATCAACTAACCCTCTCCCATGAAGAAAGACTCCCTCAAACCTTCCGCTGAGTACCGCATCATCGCGGACTCGTCCTACATCATCCTCCCCGACCAGAAGGTCGCCCGCCTGCTCACGCCCACCGTGCGCAACGGCGTGACCTACTACAACCTGTTCGTCCCTGGCTATACCCGGATGTCCCTCGCCGACATCGAGGCCACCATCAAGGCCGGCGAAGTCACGAAGGCCGAACCGTCCGCCAAGTAATTTCCCACCATGAGCACCACGCCCAACAAAGACAAAGCAATCATCGAGGCCGACAAGGCTTACATGAAGACCATGAACCCCAAAACCGCAACCGCCGCCCTGGTCGCCGCTCTCGCCGAGCTCGACAACGTTAAGGCCAACAAGATCGTGAAGGCAAACTTCACCGCGAAGTACGTCTCCCTCGACGCGCTGCTCGACGCCGTGAAGCCCGTCCTCCTCGACCACGACCTCGCCCTGATTCAGACTCTCGTCAGCCAGGAGGGCAAGATCGGCGTCTCGACCGCTTTTCTCCATACCTCTGGAGAGCGCTTCGACTTTGGGACTATTCTCATGAAAGCCGACGGCCTGACCGCGCAGCAGGTCGGCGGACTTGTGACCTATGCTCGCCGGATGTCCATCAGTACCGCATGCGGCATTTCGGTCGACCTCGACGACGACGGCTCCGCGGCCTCTGGCTTGCGTTCTGCGGCTGTTTCTAACGTCACCCCTACTACCCCTCGCCCCCTTACCCGATGAATGATGTCAAACGATACACCGCAGCCGGTTCTGGCGTAATGAGGACTGACGAAAAAGGTGGGTATGTAAATTACTCCGACTATCTTGAACTCAAGGCCGAGGTCGAGCGGCTCCGCAAGGCTGGGGATGAAATGCATCGAGCCATTAAAGTTTCTGACCCCATACTTGATTGGAAGATTGAACTTTGGAACGCCGCCAAGGAGGGCAAGCAGTCGTGAGCGACCCCAAGCCCTTCGACCCTTTCGACCCGGTCGGCGCCGCCATGGCCGCCATGCATCAGGCCAACCTCCTCGCCGCCAAGGATGCCCGCATCCTTCAGCTTGAGGAACGCCTGGAACGCCTCCGCGAGGCCGGCGACGACATCTGGTACTGCGTCCGCCACGCCCAGACCGTCAACCCGCAGGAACTCATCGAAGCCATCGCCAACTGGCAGGAGGCCCGCAACGATGGCTGACAATAACGAGGAGGTCTGGGCCGAGGCCTGCCGCCGTGCCGAGAAGCGCTGCGAGAACCAAGCCGAACACATCGCCGCCCTGCGCTACGCTGGGAACGAACTCGCCCGCGTCATGGAAGACATCCTCGGCTCCGGCATGGTCGACTGTCAGATCTCCAGGGCCGTGATGACCTCGACCATCGCCAAGTGGAAGGAAACCCGCTTCGGACGATGAGCACCCCAGTCCCCGCCGGCATCGAGCGCATCGCCCGCACCGTGCAAGGCCAGTACGCCCTGCTCCTGCTCCTGGACGGCTACCCCTACGTCGAGTTCACGGCCCGCAAGCACGCCGACTTCCTCTCCGACCTCGGTCTCTGGAAGCGCAAGACGCACCCTTCTCTCGTCCGATCGCAAGTCCGCTTCTTCACTGTTGACCCGGTCGGTACCTTAAAGGAACTTACCTTCAAATGAACCGCGAGAACATCAAGAGGCTCGTCGAGAACATCACCGGCTCGCTCGCCGTCGTCCAGCACATCGCCAGCCGCTACGAGCAGCACGACGCCGACATCATCACCGTCTCCGACCTGAACCGCTCGGCCATCACCGAGCTTCAGGTCTTCTCGGACTCGGTCGAAGTCGCCGACGAGGCCGCCCTCGTCAAGCCACTGCACGATCGCGTCCACGTCCTCGTCGTCCAGCTGCGCGTCCTGCGCAACACGCTCGAGGCCATGGAAAACGCCGCCGATAAGGCCCTCGAAGACGTCCGCCGCATCTCGGCCAGCGTCGAGGAGTCCGCCCCCGACGACGACGCGCTATGAGCGAAGCCTGCAAACTCTGCCGCGGCGCCTGCTGTGAGAGCATCATGCTCCCCATCGACCGCAACCCGCTGACCGCCGAGTTCTACTCCGCTCGCGCCGAGGTCTTCGCCATCAACGGCAACCCTGTCGCCGAAATCCCGTCCCGCTGCCCTTCGCTCTCGTCCTCCGGCAAGTGCAAGTGCTACGCCTCCCGCCCGGTCGCCTGTATCCGCTTCGCCGTCGGCTCCACGATGTGCCTAGCCGCCATCGAACGCCGCCGCCGAGATCAGGCCGAGGCCATCAAGGCACTCATCTAATTTCCACCATACCCAACCACCAAGAAACCACACCACGCCATGCGCATCCATCCCACCCCCATCGAACACCGCGTCATCTACGACGGCATCCAGGCGCTGAACTACAGCGGCGCCAAGGAGCTGCTGAAGTCGCCCGCCCACTACCAGTCCTACCTCAACCAGGAACGCGAGGAGACCAAGGCCCTCCGCATGGGTTCGCTGATCCACTGCGCCGTCCTCCAGCCGGAACTGCTCAGCGAGAAGTTCGTCACGGCCCCCGAGGTCGACCGCCGCACCAAGGACGGCAAGGAAGCCTACGCGGCCTTCCAGTCCTCCCTCAAGCCCGGGCAGACCGTGATGACCTTCGAAGAGTCCGCCGAGGCTCAGATCATCGCCTCCGCCGCCAAGGCCGCCCTCGACCGTCTCGAGGTCACCTTCGACACGACCGAACTGATGTTCACGACCGACTACAACGGCGTCCAACTCAAGTGCGCCATCGACGGCGTGTCCGGCGACTACCTCTGGGACCTGAAGACCACCGAGGACGCGTCCCCTGCCGGCATCCTCAAGGCCATCCGCGCCTATCGCTACAACCTCCAGGCCTACTTCTACCGCCTCTGCTTCGAGACCGCCTTCGAGCGCCGTATGCTCGGCTTCCGTTTCCTGTTCGTCGAGAAAACCCCGCCCTACGCGACCGCCGTCGTGGAGATCGGGCCCGAGCTGATGTCCTACGCCGTCTCCGACTTCGAGAAGGCGCTGCAGACCTACCGCGAGTGCACGACGCTCGGCGAATGGCCCGCCTACGGTGACGCCATCCAGGTCATCGACATCAAGGGCGCGTCCGCCTCCACCCCCATCACCTTCGCCTAATAACATGGAACCCACCAACGACCGCCCGCCGCTCACGTCCATCTCGACCAACGGCACCTACCGCCTGAAACTCATCCGTCCGAAGCCCGAGAAGGTCAAGGTCTGGGATGACGGCTTCGTCTCCTCTCGCCTGTTCTTCGTCGACGACAAGGGCTTCTGCCTGTCGAAGAACTTCTCAAGCAAGTACGGCAAGGCGCTCGCCATGCTCGTCGGGAAGTTCTCGGGCAAGTTCACCGAAGAGATCCGCCCGGATGCGACCAGCGCCGAGTTTCTCCAGTACTTGGCACCGGCCTGCGGCCAGACCATCTTGGTCGGCGTCGAGGTCGAGGCTAACGGCGAGTACAATGGCAAACCCCAGTACAAGTACAAGCTGACCTACCCGAAGGGTTCCCAGAAGCCCACCGTGCAGGACAACCCTCCCGCCTCTGGCGTGGACTTCTAACCATGGCCGACGCACCCACGCCGATGGCCGCACCCACGCTCGTCCTGATCGCCGGGTTCGCTCGTGCAGGCAAGACCACGCTTGCAAGCGGTCTTCTTGAATGGTCAACAAGGCCTGCTGAAAACATCAACTTCGCCGACGCGCTGAAGGAGGCCGCCAATCACTACATGGATTACCTCGGCCTCGACGGCAACTTTTTCCGCGAGGACTTCAAGTGCGACAACCGCGACTTCCTCGTCAACGCGGGTACCTTCGCCCGCCGTCTCGACAAGGATGTCTTCGCCCGACACTTCGCCAACTGGTGCCCGGTGATGAAGCACCACGACCAGCCGTCCCCCGAGACCGTGGTCTGCTCCGACTGGCGCTACATCAACGAGCTGCGCGTCTGCCAGGACATCCTCTGGGAGAAGGGCTGGAAGGTCCGCACCGTCTACGTCTCGACCGCCGGAGTCGGCCCCGCGAACGACGAAGAGCTCGAGTCCATCGCCGAGATACGCGCCTCCCACCTGTTCGACCAGGAGTACATCTTCAAGCCGAACGCCCGCAACCAGATCATGTCGGAGGGCCGCATCCTTGCCAAGTCATGGAGACTCTGACCCGCGAGACCATCCAGTGGGGTCAGCGCATCGGCATCTCAGCCGACCGCCTCGCCTTCCTCGCCTCCTGCCCGAAGTTCACCGTCTGCCACGGCAACCGCAAGAGCGAGCGCAACGTGAAGGACAACCCGAACCATCACCTGCAGCGCCTCGGTGACTGCTGGTGGTTCCGCCTCCGCCGTCGCGGCAACGACATCGTCGAGAACATCGGACGCGACCTCGAGACGGCCCGCAAGCGCCGTGACGAGATGCTCGCGGCCTTCGACGCCGGGAAGCCTGTCCCCTACCTCTCGAACAAATGAGCATCTGGCAACCTATCGAGACGTCCCCCAAGGATGGAACTGACGTCCTGCTATTTGAGGGCGGTAAACAGTATGTCGCACACTGGTCAAAAACTGATGGTGGCCAGTTTTTCAACGATGCTGAAGATCAGCATAATCCCACCCACTGGATGCCCCTTCCCAACCCACCTACCAAATGAGCACGCCCACCCGCTTCGTCGCCTTCGGTGACAACCACGGCGACATGGTCGACCTCGACGCCCAGGACGCCCTGCTCGAGTTCATCAAAGACTACCGCCCGACCGTCCGCATCCACCTCGGCGACTGCTTCGACTTCCGATCCCTCCGCCGCGGGGCCGGTAACGATGCCGAAGGGGCCGAGTCCCTGCTGGCCGACATCGAGGCCGGCGAGGACTTCTTGGCCAAGACCAAGCCCACCGTCTATCTGATGGGCAACCATGAGCACCGCGCCCACGCCCTCCAGCATACCTCCGGCTCCGCCCTCGTCCGCGACTACTGCGCCGACCTCGAGGCCCGCGTCCGCACGACCGCCAAGAGCTGCGGGGCCAAGACCATCCTGCCCTACCACGCCGAGAAGGGCGTCTACCGACTCGGCCCGGTCGCCTTCATCCACGGCTACGCCCACGGCCTCAACGCCACCGCCGAGCAGGGCAAGCATTACGCCGATCGCGGAGGGGCTCTCATCCACGGCCACACGCACACGCTCTCGCAGGTCAACCTGACCAAGGCCGAGGGCGGCGCCGCTTTCTCCGCCGGCTGTCTCTGCCAGAAGGACGCCATGGCCTACGCGTCTCACCGTCTCGCGACCTCCCGGTGGGGTTCAGGCTTCGCCGCCGGCTGGGTCGACGGCAACGACTGGAAGGTCTTCCTGGTGCACCGCGTCGGCCAGCGCTGGATCTGGACGTCCGACCTCAAGGTCTACACGCCCCGCAAACGATGAGACCATTCGACGCCCGGGCGCTCGTCGCGGCTATGCACGGCCAGCGTGACTACTCCATGCCGAAGGGCTGGTACTCCGTTGCAGACATCCGCGACGAACTCAACCTCGCCCACACCCGCAACGCCTCCTCCCGCGCCTACGAGCTGCACCGCTTCGGCCTCCTCGAGCGCATCGCCCACCAGTTCAAGGCCAAGACCGGGCAATGCCATCGGGCGTACATCTACCGCCCCGTGAAGCCCTGGCGCACGATCGCCGAGGCCGCCGCCAACACCTTCAAGGCCCGCGAGGACAAGGTGCCGAAGGGCTGGGTCCGCGTCGTCGACTACTCCGTCGACCTCGCCATGTCGCACGTCGCCCTGCGCGCCCGCATCGCCCGCTCGAACATCAGGCCGC